AGATACGATCTCATTGGCTGCACCACCAGCAAGTGCCTGTCCTACTATATGAGAACCTTTCACCGGCTCAGTCACGCCCCCAGTGGCGTCTACATTAGCTAGGTTAGCTGCAACGGCTTTGATGAGCTTTCCGCTTGCATCAACTGCAAGAAAATCATCGGCTGCCACAGTTCCACCAAGGACGGCTTTTGACTGTCCACCGATGGCTATATTGGCTGTAACTTCTTTGCCTGCGTTGTTCGGTTTGTTCTGTAAAATGTAAGCCTGTTCACCTGCACCCGCCAATACAGCAGTTCCACTTGAGAGCTTTACTGCAAAAAACTGATTAGTGCTTAGGTCAGCCCCAGCCGGTATACTTATTTCCTGTAGGATTGCTTCGTTGGCCATTATTTGCCTCCCTTTTCAGCGCGATATTCTTGCATGAGCTTTATGCCTTCCTCAGTCTTTAGAATTTTGGACATGGCTTGCTCTTTAGTTATAGTGTTATCTTTTCCTGCCAATTCCTCAGCCATCTTCTCAATCTTTGTCCAAGAAGTTCCGCCGCCGTTCGTTGAAGTGCCGATTTCTGCAAACGCAGACTTCTTAATAGTCGTGTTCGCTTTCTCAAGAATCGGCTCTAGCTCTTTGTAGGCTTCGGGGTCCTTCTCTGATAGAGACTTGAGAACCGGGCCCAGCTTGTCAGCTTCGATGCCAAGATCAGTAAGACCTTCGGCCTTGGTGACGAATTTCTTTGTTTCGATTTCGTCTTTGAGTTCCTGGTTGCTCTTTTCGACATTTGCAACCTGACCTTTAAGATCCTCACTGGATTTCATTACTGCTTTGATGCTTGCCTGCATTTCAGGGGTTAGGCCGGAAAGATCTTCTTTCTTGATCTCTTCCTTCTTTTTCATTTCAGGCTTTTCCTTCTCGGGTTCCTGTTTGGCTTCCGGGCCTTGCAACTTTGCGAGCCCACTGATAATAGAACCCAACTTGGGAATGTCTCCTGAGATTGAATTAAGAAGTCTGACCGCGCCTGAGATTACACTCTTCTGCTTGTCGGTCGCCTTCTCAATCTTGGCTTCCTTGAATGCAGCGGTGATCGCCTCATCGTCCGGAACTTCCGTATTTAAGATTTCCTCTATTTGCTTGGTGTCCATATTTACACCTCCCTCGGATTTTTTAACCATGAAAACTTTTTTGTTAGCGCCTTTGGGCACAAGCGAAATCTCGAAAGTTTCGAGTTGCTTAAGTTCATTTGCCATATCATTATTAGTATTGTGCGTATCGCGCACGCGACGGTCAATTAAAAACCGTGCTTTTAGCTATGATTCAGGTATATAGGTTTCTAGTCAGTGCAGACTAATTCGAACTCTACGTAACGCTTTACTCTTACCTTTTTTTGTTCTGGAAGTTGGCGAATATCTTTTATCAAATCCTTTTCAGAATCGCTTATAGAAAAAATACCATTACCGGAAGACATGGTTAATGCTGGCGGGATATCAAGAGCCAACGAAATCCTTTTGATCGCATCTCCTCTAAGCATAAGTATTCCAGTCTGCCCGCTTTCGATCCTGGATATTGTTTTCTGAGATACTTCTGATTTGGTAGCAAGTGCAGACTGAGACAAGCCGCGTTTTATTCTAAGTCGTTTTAGTTTCTCGCCCGTCAATTAATTATTTCGTCGGCTTGTTCGAGGGAATTTTTTGAACGCTCCTGATAATCAAATACGGACAACGGAAATCCCCCGTCTGTTTTCCCTGTAGCCATTTTCTCAAGCGCGTCCCTGAGAATCCTAACCTCTTTGGTCATTTTATCCGCGCCGTATCTCTTCAAGGTCGAATATTTCCATCAGCTTTTTTCTATCAGCAGGGTCATCCCATTTCAATTTTTCGTCCTTCTCACTTGGTTCGTCTTTTACTTCAAGCGGCTTGATCTAGTTTCCCCTTAACTATCTTTCCAAAGCCGCCAACTGAGAAAGCATTGATCTCACCTTTCTCAACCTTTTTCCATATAGCCGCGTCCTTAACAAATACACCTATCGCCCATGATGTCTTTTTAATCTTGGTTCCGTAGAACACGTCCCCTTTATGAAGTATGACCGTCTCAACTAACGCAGCATCGGCGACTTTAGTATGACCTAATCCTATGACTCGTGACTTTTGAATATAAGCATGGGCCGTCTTTTCAATCTGATCGGCCTTCATGAACTCGCCTTGAGTATCAACTGAGTCGGCTTCAAGAACAATCCCATATACTAACTGACGGTCTTTTTCTCTCTTCATAATGGGCACAGTTATTTCATCGCTTACCTCTTCGGTCTTTTTCTTTTGGTCTTCCGGTCTGTGAATAGCCTTATCGATTCCGGCCTTAAGTGGGCCGCCTACAATTGATATCCCTTCTGTCTTGGGAGGATTGAAAGTTCTTAGCCTTGTGAAGTTATCAGGGTTCCTTATCTGAAATCTATATGAAGTGCTGGTTTCGTCAACGGCTTTCATCTCTCTGCCTTCCTCCTCAGTGACAAATGTTAACGCTTCCTTCCTTGCATCGCTTGCCTTGTCATGAAGATCCTTGGATATGATTATGGTCTGAGTAACGAACTGCTTTTTAATCGTCATGCCCATAGCAGCTAATACGGCTTGATCAGATCCCGACGGTTCCGAATCTTCCATGCGAACATTTACCGCCTGCATTATATGATTGGCTATATCCTGAGTAATAAACTTTGCAGATATAAGCGGTATTGTCTGATCGTCGAACGGTCCGAATCTTTCTATGAACTGCCCAGCCGTTAAGCTCTCAATTGTCCCGCCGTCCACTTTTATTTTATGCGTATGCAGTCCATCAAAGGCCGTAGTCTCAACTAGCAAAGCGTGTTCATGCTCGCCGCCTTTCTCAGTTACCAACTCCGTTCCGTCTTTCAATAAAAGGACATGGGTATGCGCGCCATCTTTCTCTGTTTTGTCGGCGGTATTTGAATCTAGCTTATGTTCGTGTGTCCCATCTTCGCGGTTAATTACAACCTCACCATCAGGCATTACCCAAAAGTGTAAATGAGGGCCGTCCTGCATTGTCTTACTTTGGTTTCTTAATAGAGCGTGAGGATGAACCCCCACTTCCGGGTCACCGTTTATGAATCCTTTCTTGACAGAATCCAATCCAAGCGCCGCCCTTATAACTTCCTCATCTTTCTTTCTGTTACGGGCTTTCGCTTTGCCTCCAGCATGACCACGTGCGTAAGCTATAAACGCCTTAAATAAGTGCGCCGGTAGAAATGATTTAGCTTGATCTACTAGTTTGGATAGATATTCTGGGGTAGGCATTATTTCGCATCCTTAATCACAAAAGCAATCGCTCCGATAATAGCAATGAGACCCGCAATAATTAGAGCGATCCACATTGGAGAAAAAACCCACCACCAAGACCAATCAATTGAATCTGTCAATTTCAATATTAGAAAGATCAAAAATAGCGCCGTGAAAAATCCTATTCTCATAGTTCGCCTAGCCTCTTTAATTTCATAATGTGGAAGAAATCACTCACCTATGCCCCACCTGAGTTAATGGTATTCGTTTCATACTTGGGAATCCTTCCTCCTAATTTTATCGGTGCAACTATAGCAGATATATGCCTCTGGCTTTAGAGTGACCTTATCATATGGCATTGTGATAGTTATGGTTTCTAGTTTGTTCATATCCTTTTCACCGCATCCACAGCATTTAATCTCAAATGATCTGAGCATAGTTACTCTCATATCCTCTTCTTTTATGCCTTGTATTTTAATCATGCGCCCATCCTGAGCTTTTAGACGGTAAATTTGTTCAGGCGACGGCATTTTAGTTTTTCAATAACTCCCTTGCTTCATGTAAGCCACTCCAATATTTGTAATCACCCGAATATTTCGATGGGGTAAATGGCATGACCAATTTCTTTGCAGCCTCCTCGATAGCATTGTCTAGTTTCTCAAAGTTCATGATTTTTCTCCTTGGTTAGATAATTTCTGTTTTTGTGCTTCATACGATTCAAACAATGGTCTCAAATCGTGAGTTTCGTGGTATTCACATTCAGGACAAACAATTGAGACCTTACCCTCAACCTGGTCTTTATCAACTTTTCCCATAGTTCCACATCCCGGACAGACTACCCAGTATTGTTTCACGCCATCGGCAAATGTAATTCTTGGGTTTATCGGAATTCCCATTATGTTATATTTTCAGCCCACGCTTTTACACAGTCCATCGAATCGCATGTTTTTATATGGTTTATAGTTTTTTTATATTTATTATTAAAATTTATAACTTCTTTGAGTTGTTGAATAAGGAACCGGGCATCGTCTACAGCCTGCCTAAGTGATACCCTGCATGATTTTAGATTTTTATCTGTGAATTCATGTTTTTCTATCGCCTCTAATTTTTTTAGATCCATATTTATTGCCACCTTAAACATAAGCTCATGCATGAGATAGTTCCGTAGGCCGTGATATTTTTGTTGATAGCGTGTAATAAGTTCGCCCGTTATATATCTTTCTGTTTATCCTTCGAGCTGCTGACCAACTTCTGAATTTTACATAATCAAATTTCTGCCAATTGCCTCCGCCGAAATCCACTTCGAATAATGCACTTGTAACAGGTGCGCCAGGAACAAGCCAAGTATTTCCACCTACGGATTCTTTAGCCAGCTTTGTTCCCCTGAGTCGCTTTCTAAAATCCCTTTCGTAGGCGCGAACTATTGATTCATGCGACCTGACTATATTTTCTGCTGTTCTGGTTTTGGTCATCATTTCAAAAGCCCGAGGTCGGAGGAATCCCCCCGACCCCTAAGGGCGATGGGCGGGAGAGATTGGTTTTAAGGAGTGCTAAAAAAATAAAAAGAATCTCCCGCATACGGTATTTTATGAAGCTTTGACTAAAAATGCAATCTCACAGATGCAGCCTGGGTGCGCAGGACTCGCAGTGTGCGCACCGAACTCTCCGACATCGAAAAGCTCATCAAGCCTTACAACTTGGCCGTCGGCATCGTCGCAACTGTCTTCGGGAGTCCCTGGTGTCGTAATCCATTGCTTAAATAATTGATCTCTTTGAACTATCCCTTGCTCTGCCATTTGATCCGCCATAGATAATTGAGCTTGTGATGTCACTTTCGACATTTCCGTATTAGCTATCAAAGTTGATCGTTCTCGAATCTTACGCCTAGAAAAGTTCTCTACTAGCTTATCTTGACGTGCGCCGGTCACGCCTTGGCCTATTAAATTCTGTTTGAACTTATCTATTGAAGCGGCTTGATCCGGTCTTAATCCGACTGTGTTTCTAATTAACTTAGCGGCGTCTCTTGGTGCGTCCCCACGTTGAACGGCCCGTAATGCGATGTCTCTAATCGCACGTCTGTTTGTAGGATCTATCGAAGTTATTAAACTCCCTACGCTTTGCTGTGTGAATCTTCTAATTGATGCCGTGCTTGTTTGTATTGGTATGTTAACTTCCCTGAGTTTTGGTAGTGCTCCCCGTAATGACTTTCTAAATGAAGGCGCGAGTCTTTTAATTCCCAGTGCCACGCCAGCCGCGTATACAGGAGTCATGCTTGCCCGTGTCTTCTCATTGAGATCTTCGAAGTCAATCAATGCTTCAACTGCATTAGGGCCGCCCGTTTCAAACGCTTCGGCTATTGCTTTGATACTTAATTGATCCCTGAATTTCTCTAGTGTCTTTTGGAACTCCCTTCTAGCTTGTGGTCTTAACTTACGCTCAAGCTGTCGGAGGATTGCGGTTTCGGTTCGAATCTGTTTTTGGACTAAAACTTCTGGCATTATTTAGAGTTCAGCAGGCTCTTTAGAAGCAGGGAGTCTCAAGTCTTCTAGTATGGCGTCAACTTGTTCCTTAGTCCCTAGACCTTCGAATCCTGCAAGCGCCATCTTAGTTAATGCTTCGACTACGCTAGATGCTTCCCTGGTTTCTATGTCGCCGTGTTCGATTCTTGGTAATAGCTCTCTCTGAAATCCGTTGATCTCAAACAATCTAGGAACTGCGAACCTATTCATTACTTCGGTGAAGATATCCAAGAAGCCGCCGACCGCCATTGCGAATAGCTTAGTCATGTTAGATGAAAGCGAAAACGAACCTGACTTATCTTCGCCTAGAATTAAAAAGCTCGCCATGAAGGTGTTATAGATTTCCTGCCTGTAGAACTTAAGAACTTCTACCATGCTGAACTGACGCTTGCCGCCCGTAGTTACAAGCTCGAATTTTACAAGCTGGTTACCGTTCTCATCGAATACGCTAGGCAAAACTAATCCTTCTTGCTCGTCGCGTTTCGTCTTACGGACTATTTGGATAGCTTGTTTAAGCGCGGCTTTGAATTCAGGCTTTGCATTGGGTTCCATGAGCGCCGGGTCAACCCACATCACCGGAAGCCCTGTAAGATCGCGCTCAATGCCAATGCCTAAAATCTTCTGTATGTTTTTATAAAACACCCACGAAGGATAAGCCGGACGTAGCGCACTAAATCCTTCGGGGTTGCCTTTGAAAGTGGTCGTCCTAAATAAAACAAGTTTCTCAATAGGGATAAATGCTTGGCCGCCGCTTTGGAATAAAACCTGTTGGTGCATTCCTTTAACCCCGCCGTGATCGTCAAACTCCCACTTCCATAAAGTTTCAGGATGTCTTATGGGAATCTTGCGCCATCCAATTAACTTGTCTTTGAACTGACTCTTAGGAAGCTGCTTGCCTTCCTCGTCTTCGCCCGGAAACTTCCCTTGCCGTCTCTTGTATACAATCTCGTTACCGTTCCAGCCGTTTATAATCATGCCTTGTAATGCGCCGTCTACATAGTCGATCCATGATTCCGACATGTCATCCATATTGCTTTTAAGAAATTCAGCATCCTTCTTTGCTTGCGGGGATTTGTCAGCCGCTTCGGTTCTCCATATAACTTGCCGCGCTAATCTTTGTATTGCAGAGACCGATGAGAATACAGGCGATGAGTTCTCATACATCTCTTTGTAAAGATGATATTTACGAGGTGTATCTAGTTCGCGTAGAAACTCTTCGAATATCTGGCCGCCTTGTTCTCTAAGGCCGGTCTTACCTAACTCTGCAAACTCACCTGCAACCGCCGCCGGTATTCTTATGTGCTTGCCGTTAGTGTGGCCGGATTGTGTTACTGTTTCAGCCATCTACATATTCCATTTAGATTCTTGTCCTATCGAAGCGAACCCGACTACCTTACGGACTGGCTTCAAATGTTTCTTCTCAACTTCGCGGGATTTGTAAGCTAAATTGTCCATGCCGTGATTGTTAACCTCGTTTGCTTCCTCGGGCGCATTCTTATATTCCTTTCCTGGTTTTTTCTCGTAACCGTCCGCCTCCTCGATTGTATTAACAACCGACCTGAATATACGCAATTTTATACCTTTCTTCGCAGATAGGAAACATCTTACAAGATCAAACGAATGCGGCTTGTCTCTTTTGATAGCCGCTGTAGTTTTAATGTCTAAGTGGCGTTCCATGGTCTTACGGTCTTCCGCGTCGTGATCGCATACGTTCGCAACTGGCCGCCTCGAATCGAACTTACCCTTGAGCAACTTACAGTGATCCTCTACGATTTTACCAGCTACGTAATACTCATCGAACAAATAATAAGTCTCGTTTGATTTATCGAAGGCCCACCAATGAATACAGAAAGGATTGGTAAACCCGAAGTCAGTAACCGTATCTATGGGCCAATCATCTGGTATGTCAAAGTCGTCTACCAAGGCATCGCCGAAGTTAGGATACATCAGGCCTACATCTTCCACATATTGCCCAAGGGCGAATCTTTTATGGGCTGTCCCAGTCAAACTATTCAGTGTGTTTAGTCTTTGCGGGGTCATACTTGGATTATCAGTAGGCAGCCACGGCCCTATACGTGCTATGCTCTTGTTTCGTATCGCGTTTCCCTCTTCATCCTTCCTCAATACGAATCTCATATACTGCCATGACTTTTTAGTTCTAGGGTTCCAGTCTAGGATTAGTTTATTAGCGAAACCTGGTATCTCCTGTTGAAGCGATCCCTTTACAGTCTGATATGAGTCGTAGCTAATCTGTGACGCTTCATTCGGAAAGATTATGCAGAACTTACCGCCTAATGCTTTCTCAGCGCGTTCCTTATTGTCTAGGCCAGTGCCGTATATCTGAGATCCATTAGAGAATTCACAGATTAGGTCAGCCCAGTTTATTTGATACCCGGTTCCTTCCGGCCCGAAGTCTTGCTTGAGAATATCGCACATGGATTGCTTCCAAAGAATATTCTTGCAGTCTACGAAACGAAATCTAGTTGTTAAAGCCCGCGCCCCCGGGAACCTCATCAAGATACTGATTATGAATTTGAGTATGATCCAGGTCTTCCCTGAATCTCTAGCGCCGTCTAAAGCAAGCTCGATAATATCAGGGTCAATTAGAAGATCGTTTACGCGCTGCTGCTTTTTACTTAGCTCATACTTTACTTCGTTAACTGCTAGGGACATGAGCTGCTTAGGCTAGAACTTTATCTTTAGGCATCTCGTTATATTCCCGTCCATCCAATAAGCGGCCAGTCTTTTTCTTGTTCACGCCTCCCCATTGCTTAAAGAAAAATGGCACGCTCTGTTCAATGCATTGATCACGAATTTCTCTAACCCAGCTTTCCTCCATTGGTCTAGCTCCCGGCCCAGATTCACCTCCAACAATTACCCACCCGATACTATCCAAGTTAAGGTTATCTAGTGGGCCCAAAAGAGGTTCTAACGATAGGAATTTTGTCTCCGCGTTTGTTTCTCTGAGTCTATCAATTCTAAATTGATAATTCTTTGATTCTACCGATGTTCCAGCCCACATATTCCGTCGCCAATTAAATAACTTCATTCTCTCGGAACGTTTCGTAAGAACCTGGAACGTATGGAGTGGACATTTTTTCATTATTGAAAATACCCATTCAATGAAATCGCTTGGGACGTCCTTGTGAAATAAATCTGACATACTATTAACGAATATCTTTCTTGGCCTTGACCACCTTAACGGTATAGACATTCTGTCCGGCCATAATTTCAAATCAAAACCCTGTTCGTAATGGTGGTCCTTAAGTCCGCGCCATCGTTCCGCGAAAGTTTCAGCGTAACAATTGTCGCACCCATGACTAATCTTTGTGCATCCAGTAACAGGATTCCAAGTGGCATCTGTCCATTCGATTCCAGACTTGTCACTCATGCTATCGCCTCACGCTCTATTCCTTCACCGACTTTGTGCCATTCGCATTCCTTTTGGTTGTTTATTTTTACGGTGGTGCTTTTACATCTTCCGCATTCTACTTTGGTAGGTAGAAGATTTGCATATCTTCCTTTATGCAACTCTTGCATGTGCGCCGTGTCATACCAGTTCTCAAACTTACACTCTGGGCATATTGCCTTACTCATTCCGTTAGTGTGTGGGATCATTCCGTAGATGATACCAGATATGTATTGTTTTGAGGCGAAAACCAAACAAGGTAAGGGTGGCCGTCTTCGCATTCCATAGGCGTTGTTTTTATATAGTGATCGCCCTTCACAACATTAACATCCTTATAGCATATTTTCTGATCTATGTTTGATGGGCATGGAACGAATGCTATGTGGTTGTCTTGTAATTTGAATGCTCGTGTATGTCCATGGTGTTCCCAATTGACCCCGTTGTTTTCTGTCACTCAGCAGCGCCATACGGGGTCACTTCTTTTTATCGATCCTTTGCAACCTGACGTCCCTGCCCATATCCGCACAGATGCTTGGTATCCATTTCTTACGGGATTTTCTAGTAAGAATTTGTTTACAGTGTGGGCATCTGTATTTCATTCTAGTATTCCTTAGTTGTGGTCATTCCTTAACCTCTCCAATATTCTTGAACATCGGCGCTCTCACCATCTCTTACCTTGTCGGCTTCCTTTAGGGATGCTCGGGCCCTCTGCTGTAAAAACCTATACGAATAATCTCCTAATGATGGGGTGCTAGGAGAAAACTTTGATATTTGCTCAAGCGCATTCCTTAGAATCTTTACTTCTGGGCTCATTGATTCTCCAACTCATAAACCCTGTTCTGTAGATCCTGAATGTTCTGGCGGAATTCTTGCACATAAGCCGGTCCCTGATCTTGTGACATTCTTTTCTCAATTTCGGCTCTTTGATCCTGTATCAGCTTATGGGATGAGTGCTGTATTTTTCCTGTCTTGCATAGATTACTAACTATTGCGTAATATCTAGGGCCGTTTGTGCCTAGGGTATGATTAAGAATAGTTATCATATCTGCCCGTCTTGCTTCCTTTTCAGTGGCCTCATAGGTTATTGGCTCAACAGGTTGCGACTCAGAACACCCGGCCAAAAGAAACACGATCACAGCAGCCAACATGAATAAGCCTGTTAAGAAGGTAAAGAAATGTAGAGGCCGGTCTTTCACTAATTCCAGCTATACCTTTTTGCGCTCTTAGCATGTGGGAACCGTTTTTTCATTCGTTCGTCACTCAAATGCAATACGCTGGATATTGGCCTTTTGCCCTTGCTCTGTGGTATCGGACATACGATCAATTTTTTTTGGGAGTTATGAATCATTCTCTCTCTCCTGTTATTCTATCAGCTCTTAGCTTTCATACCATGCTACTTTTGATTGGGTCTTGTGGTTCGTATCCAAGTATGCCCAATGTTGTCTGTGCATTTTTGCAGGCTTTGGTATGCTCAGTCACGTTAGGATTATTCAAGCAAGCATCACACCAGCATCCTTCTGGATATGCCTTTGATTTCTCACGTCTCAGAAGAACCAATGAATGTCCGATCAGGTCCATGTTTCGCTCCCAGTTCTCACGGCCCATTTCAAATGAATCATGCTTGGCCTCCTCAAGTCCTGCCGTCTCTCTTTTGTGAATCGCCTTGACTGCATCAAGATGTTGATCCAATGTTAGTCCATCTAAAATCATGTCCTTGCCAGCTCCTTTTTAGGCGCGGGCTTTGGATTAACATATTCCCGCCGGATCATTAGTTCTTTTACTATGTGCCTAAGCATGAACTCACGTCTTTCTTGGGGGGTTCCCTTGAATCTGTCGTTTAGCTGAATGATAAATATTGCCCCATTAACCCATACGCCATCCTTGGGGCTAAATCGACTAAGTAAATTTATCTTTACCAAATTACCAATAAGATCATCCCTAAAATCTACATCGTCTGGTATGGTGACATCCCCCAGTGACCCAACGGCACAAGTGTATCCGTCCCTACTTCTAAAACCCTTAGATATTAACCCTCGTTGCCTCTCAATCCCCTTGTGTAACGCATAGAGCGCACGGGTGGGGACTTCTCTAAGCGGTCGGTCTAGTATCATTGGTTTCCTCCTTAAGGTCGCCTTCCTTGCCAGCTAGATATGCGGCAGCGATTGCGTTTACTAAAACATTCTTTGTATTTGCCGGTGACGGATAACCGCCGTCCTTGGGATGCTGTAGCAAGTTAAAACAATGCTCCGACATCTTATACAGCGCGTATTTTTCCTTACCAGACAGATCATTGAGAATCTTATCAGATCCCATTAGGTCAATCATCCTTCATCTCCTTATATTTATCAGCATTATCGCCAAGCACAAAAAAGAACACGCAAACAGCCACAATCCAATCGTGCCATAGAAGAACTACAAATGACGCAATGCCAAGCAAATTAGCAATATGTCTCATGTATATATCTTGCTCTCTCTTGCCTCCTTCAAGATCCATTCAGCGCTTTTAATGAGATCGTATATCATACCCAAGTCATCACTCCCCTCTATTGCTGATAGCTTCTTAATTGCCCTTTGCACCTCATTAGCAAGATACTTCTCCCTATCTAGCTCATCTTCCATTAACACACCTCCTTTCTAATAAATGATAAAACTCCACAATACATGCATTTCCAAGACACAATAAATCGACCATAGTCAACCTGCTCTCTCACTGAATAACCAACAATACACCCGCAATAGTCACAGCTCATATATCACCCCCTGAAATGCGCCGGTCTCTCCCGGCTGTCACGCCTACACACTGACGTTGTGAAATCCGGTTAAGATTCCTAAGATTGGACTTGGAGGGAGATTTGTGGGATTTGCTTAACCGGATCATTGTTTACATTCTACTTATTTAGGGTCGGGCGTCAAGGCTTTTAATCTTCCAATAGGTCGGCTATATCATCGAATGATACGAAGTCACTTGGGCAAAACTCTAGGCCGATTTCATTTATAGCTTGTGACGCGCCACCACAGCTCTGGCAATGTTCGGACATCAAAGATATTTCGTGTTCGATCATTTTAGAACCTAGGTTCGTTTCTAATCTTCATAGGAGGATTAATTTCAGTTTCTAGCCATTGCTCTCCATATCCAAGGCGATCATTTATTATTCTCCTTTTAAGATAGTGTGCCAATTCATCGTCAGTTCTACCATTCCTAAATACTCCAAATAGATTGGCAAATGATTCTATTTCAAATGATGTGCTTTCTAGCCCTTTAGGTGTGATTGATACTGTGTAAATATCTGTGGCTGCTGTCGCCGGAATAGTCGCTACAGCCAAAGCATCCGCCGCCACTCCTCCTATCCTCTTAATGAATCCGCGTCTTGTCATTTCAGCCTAAACCTTGATCCTTTTCAAATTGTGATCTCGGGTCATCACGGTCACACATTGCTTTGTATTTTCTAATGTCGGATTCTATGATGTCCCTTTCATCGCTTCTATGGTTATTCAAGCAATCAAGAGCCGCTGTTGCTAATTGGTGTGCCATCAGCCTCCAATCTTCTGCTGAGAATGTTGACTTTGTTTCATTGTTAAGTGGCCTGTGAACTCTTGTCCATCCCTTCATTTCAGTCTGTCCGTATCTTCTAGCTCCGTTGGTCTTGCCATTATATGCCGGATATCTCGATAAGTCTTTTTGTCGCGCTCAAGAACTTCTTCCCATACCTCAGCTTTACCATGATGATATCCAGCTTTCCACGTGCAAAACAATCCTAATCCTAGCATGAATAAAAGAATCAACGTGTCGATCATTTCAGCTTATGCCTCCCATTAACTATCTTCTTTGATTTGCCATTGGTTCCGTTCCTTCCCGGCCCGATGGGTAAATACATAATGTTGACCGTGGTAGTGTTACTCTCTTCTGGTTCGGCCCAGTTATCAGGATCTTGAATCCTTAAAGTATCTTTGATCGCTGGGTAGTGATTATCTTCAATGCAGCGGAGTAAGCCTTCTTTAGCCGTGTCTACTAACCTAGCTCGTTTCTCTAAAAGGATCTCCTCAAGATCATCGTTGAATTGATTGTCTTGCTTCTGCCATCTTCTTAGAGTTTCACCGTCTATACCCATGAGTTTAGCTATAGCATATTTAGGCGGTTCGTGTGGGATTGCCTTAATAACTTTAAGAGCGCGGTCCTTCTTCTGGTTTACTGACAAGTTACTTATTTTACCCATATTCCCAACATTTAGTTAATTATAGTGTATTAGGTCTATTTGGTTGTCATACCAAGAGGTTCTGCAATGGTCAAAAGATCAGTCAGTATCTTTTCAGCTTGTAATCTTTCGTCAGGTGTTGGATGCGGGTGATAAATAAAGGCCTTGAGCTTATCTCCTAATAGTTCAATATCTGTCATGTAGTTGCTGGTTCCTTTGACTTATCCTCCCATCTTTTTAGCGCGTCCATAGCTGTTAATTCAGGGACAATCTGCTTAGACCACTTTCCAGTTGTGGCATGAGCCGTCACTCTAACAAATGACCACATCACAATCTTCTTGGGAAGCATCCAGACAATCTTCATAAGCATTTCTTCCCATGCCCTTGTCATCCAGTGCTTAATCATCCAGATTTTCACTCTCATATTTGTTCTCCTGGCCTTACGAATTTATCACCTCTCCCGTTCTCTAGCATACTATGAGCTTCTTTGAAGAATCTTTCCCTAGTGCAATCTTCTTTAGGACATACGCCGTCGTCTTTGTTGTTTTTAAGTTTAATCGGTGAGCCGCATATACAGCATTTATTTGAGGCCGGTTCTTTTGTGTCGAAGTAACTTTCTGATCTGCTATAGTCATGATAGGTGGGTCGGAATTCAACACGTGATACGTTAGACACTTATTCTTCCTTCAATGGTCGCCAATTTCAACTGTTTAGTCCAAGTTACTGACGCGCTCGTTTTTTTTATGATTTTCAGAAAAGGAAAGCTCCACGACCATTCATAGTATTTCTTTTGTTCAACTGTGATATCTCCAATATCTTTAGGGGTGCAATTGTGTTCACCGCAAATACATATAAGCGCCATTTGCTCATCAAGACTCAATGAATCAAATTTCTTTCTTGTCATAATGGCCACTTACCTTTATATCCGGGCGGCGGCCCCAGCGGCCTTTCTGGATTTTCTATCGGCGAATATCCACCTCTAATCCAATTACCATTACTTAATTTTTGAAAATGTTCACCATTAGGTAAATAACCATAATCATTGAATGTGAATATCTCCTTAAACCACCTTATGAGTTTGGCTATCATTTGTGTGGACTTGGCCTTGGAGTATCTGGCTTTGATCTTGTGTGAACAATTCTACTCCATGGATCTTTATCATCTGGGTCAAAAAGCGCGTCTACAATAAACTTGAAAACTGATTTTATCATTTCGCTTGTGTCTCCGTTTTCTTAAATATCTCCCTTCTCAATATTTCTTTCATCAACTTGACAGTGTATCTAATTCCATAGGCGCGGTTTTCCAGCTTTCGCCTTGCTTTACTTCCTTGGGTTTTTTGTTTACCGATTTCAATATAAGATGTGGCGGCGGTTTCAAGTTCGCTTAGTAAATCAGATAGTTTCAAAGGCGATTTATTTCTCCGGTGTCTTCTCTGGCTTCTTTGGCTTCGAAGGTTTTGTTTCGGGCGGATGCTTCAAAATACTATATGCGTTTTTCAAATCATAAGTTTTTCCGTCTTTTGGATCTTTCCAAGCAAGGCCATATACGGGATCGATTTTTCTTCCCGATGCATTAAGCTCAATTCGTTTCCACTTAGCCGCTTTGAGTTCGTCGGCCCATGCCTTAGCGTTTTTCAAAATCTCTGGTATGTTCATGAAGTAGCTCCTGATAATAAGTTTGTGCCACGGCGTAAATTGCCTTGGCCGGAAAATAATGGCACTACATGATAAAAGAATGTCACACCAGGTATCGATGCCTCGCCGGTTTTCTTGAAGAATACATTCACTTTATAAGTTCCATTTAAGTCGGTTTCCGTAGCTTCGGTTGAATACTCTACATTCTTAGAATCTACTTTTGTTATGCCAGTGGTCCTTACAATAACCGTTTGAGCGAGATCTGGTTTCTCAATATGGACTTCGAATGAAGTAGCGTCGTTAATTGTTTCGTTAGAGTTATCTTTTATTAGCTGAACTGTTATTTCCTGACCGAATGAATCCTTGAATATTTCCAGCTCGTCTACCATGTGATTATTATACCATTCATGTTACCAATATCCACCCGGCCCCGGCTGTCAACTGAGAGAAGTTAGTTACAGGATCGGGAAAGGCGGGCTCTTCGGTGACACCGTTAACCGGGTCAGTTATTTCTCTCATGGGCCATGACGAATATTCTTTGAACTGCCCACCTACCCAGACCTTGAGATTTTGTTCACCCGGATCATTATTTTCAAAAAGTGTGCTTGTCATTCTATACCCCTGCGCTCATTGATTACACTTCTTACGCCGAAAAGATGCTCTCTTTTTTCTCTTAGCATGTGGGAACCGTTTTTTCATTTGTTCGTCACTAAGATGCAATATACTCGATATTGGCTTTTTGCCTCTAGGGTATGGCATTGTGTCCAGACTCATTTTAAGTCTCATGCTTATTCACCTCAATTTCTTTAGGTGTCATTATTTCCTTTCGATATCGTCGTTCTCGCCGACATGAATATTAATGATAGTTGCGAATGCCCCAACTGTGTAGAAGTTATTCGTCTCTGATTGCACTGAGCTTCTAGCAATCGGAGAAGATACCGCGCCTAATGTGAATGTGTAATCTGTTGCATCCTTTTTGATCTCCATGTTTGTTTCCACGCCAACAGTGTATGCGTTACTGAAAAGCGCAAGTTGAGTCAATGTCCCGCTTGTGTTTCTGTAAAAAAAGGCAACCCTCAAATCACCAAGCATCTGAGCTATTAAAATAACATCCGTAGGCCATAACGCTATTTTGGTTGTCGTCTTGCTTCCCCTTACCATCGACATGTATCTATTGCCGGATGATATCGATGTCACTTTTATTTTCTGCGTGACCTCCCATGTGGTATCAACATTCAAAAGATTAAGATCATCTTCTAATGTGAAAAACGCGCCGTCCGTATTAGCAAGGGAAGTTGTCCGCCCTATACCAGATACTTGCCTGACTTCTCCGTTTGTCCCGAATGTATATCCCTTGATTATAGATTCAAATCCTGGAACCCCCGCGCCATTTGCTATCACTCCGTCTGGAGGCACATCAAAAGTAACTTTGGTCGGAATCGTGGGTGCAAATATAGGAACTGACATTTCAGAGCTTACAAATAGTTTGCGGTTTATTGGCGCATTCACAAATAATTTACGGCCTATTGGAGATGATACTTTGATAGATCGGTTTATTAATGATTGAACTTTTATGCTCATAGCCTAATAATTCTGCTTGGCGGATTAAATGTCTGTATGTGAAAATCTTCCATGCTAGGAAAATGCGAAGGCAATTCTTCTCCTCGTTTTATTCTTTCCTCTTCTTCTTTTTGGAATCTTCTGTCGCTTTCCTGAATTATTTTAGCCATCCTGCGTGCGTCCACATAATCATGTATTCTCATACCGATGTAAAAACCTATCACACCGAATACAGGAATCATGCCATTCCAAAAACTCATATTGAAATGCCTATGCTGATTTCTACAGTCCCTAAAACCATTAACCCAGCGCCCCACTTTTTGAATTCTTTGACTCCTGATAAATACATACCAAGGCCGACTATGTTTTTAATCCCGCCTAGAACTGTAAGCGCGGTCTTGACCCTGTAAATCTTGCGCAGCTTTTTGTCTACTTCGATTATTCCCTTAAGATCAACTTCATTAGTAAAGCAGGCATGAGCTAGTATCTCGTTTGTCTCATATCGCTTGAATTCTATTTCATCAATGATTGCCGCGTCGTAAGGAACCGGCTCACCCTTCTCGATCAGCTCAAACTCAATTATGTTACTTTCGTTTTCTTGCGCGTTTGTTCCGGTTGTCAACCCGAGACTTAAAAGAAGTGCGCTTACCAACTTTAGCCAATTTAGCATTCGTTTGCTTCTCCCTATTTTTGATTCTGTTTTCGTGTTTATCGCGTTTGGCTTTTAGTGCTTTCTTACCGCCAAATATTGCCGCTATTGCTGCACCGATACCGGCTAAAATCTCCCAGTTTGTAAACGCAAGATACACAGCCGCTATCACAGCCAGCCCTATCAATACCCGCTTAACTATTTTCATTTAGAGAGCTTATTAATTAACGGAATGTTTTGGCCCCATCTAGTTCCAATACAGATCCCGCCTACTAAAGTCAAAACTATTGCTACAAGTTCAAACATGATTTACCTCCTTTAATTTGGTTCTAGTATTATACCATTTCTCGTATTGTTCTGTCATTCTATCCTCATATACCAAGTATATCCGCAATCGACATAGCAAGAGCAATACCAAATACCACAATTCCAAATAAAATAAGGCACCCACATCCGTCTCCGATATCATCGGCGGTTAATTTTGACTTTTCGGTCATTCTATCCCCATGCCTGTTGTAGTTTTCTCAATGCCCAGAGTATGCGATCATGTTTCAGGTTAGGATGCATATTTACCCATTCACAGACTCGAATTAATTCTTTTCTGTCCTCCTCACTAGGCCCGTCCTTTATTGCATCGGCTTCTTCGAGAATTTCCCTTAGTTTGTGAATTATACCTTCCGGGTTTGTGTAGTCGGCATGAGCAATAGCTTTCTGTATCGTATCCCTGAGTATCTTCTCTCTCTCAGTCATTTTGCCCTAGCGTCCCCCTGGTATCCCAAGGCCAATAATAAGCAGTTTCCGCTATGTCTTCCTCTGTTATCCCCAACTCTTCAAGCCGGTCCTTGCGTTCCTTCTCAGTAAGGGGCTTCGGTGTTTCGGGTGTGGTCATTCTGGAACCCATAACTTCTTAATAGAGCACTCACATATATCAATAGGATGGCCTTCTTCTTCATGGTCTACATTCTGTGTCGGCGGTTTCTTTTTACAAAATATCATCCTAGCCTCTTCAATCGCATCACTAGCCCGTAAAACTTTATTCCACAATTTTCCAGTATATCCACCTTTCTGCATCCCTACAGCCGCACTACTAATATGCCAATGGGCCATATTTAGTTCTGATTCGATAAAGTCTGCCCTGTGTTCCGGTGGGTATTCTACATATTGGATTTTTGATTTCTTGGCTTCCTCATATTCTGCCCACTCAAAAGCCCGTCCTATTTGCTTTTCACCCTTCGAATCAATCCAGCCGTGACAAACCTTGCATTTTCTTTTCGGCTTTTTTCTGACGCTCATCTTGTCACCTCCTCGGGATTAGCGGGGTTCCGCTGGGGTTCTTATTAGTCATTTGATTTTCTCAACTCATTCATCTTCTTCAAGAAGTGAAAATGTCAAATCTTTATAGAAATGTTGATTTTTCTCCTCCGATGCCCATTTCTTACTTTTGAAATACTGCTTAATAATTTCCGGCACACTGTTATCCGGAATCTCAATAATAGCTGATACGGATTCCGCACGACCACCAGCGTGGATAACGCTACCAACATCTGTAACGGTTGCTACTATTTTCATTCTTGCACCTCCATGATTTTCTTGATTATTTCGGCTTCTAAATTTGGTGACGCATTGAGAAGTTCACCGGCCTGAGACTTTCCTTGTCCCAGCTTTTCGTCCCCAAAAGAATACCAGGACCCTTTGAGATCAATAATTCCTTTCATGATTCCGGTTTCTATCAGGCTTGCTTCCCGTGAAAATCCCTTGCCAAATATCAAGTCAAGTTCTGCAAATCGGTAAGGGGCCGACATTTTATTCTTGACAAGTCGCACCCTCACCCTTGACCCTATGGTATTTTCGTCTTTGTTTATTTTCGCAATGTGCCTTACGTCTATTCTCATCGAAGCGTGAAACTTAAGCGCATGACCTCCGGGTGTTATTTCGGGGTTTCCCATAAACGGCCCCATGTTAACCTTCATGCGAATCTGGTTTATGAATACCAAACAAGTTCCGGTCTTGTGAACTGTAGCCGTGAGCTTACGTAAAGCCTGAGACATTAAACGCGGTAACAATCCAACATGAGACTGGCCCATCGTTCCTAAAAGTTCCGCCTTCGTGCACATAGCAGCGACAGAATCAATTACAATTAAATCTACTGCTTTGGATTTTACTAAAGTATCTGCAATCTCTAAAGTTTCTTCGGCGGTTTCCGGCTGTGAACAAAGCAAATCGTCAATATTTACGCCCAAGTTTTTAGCATAGTCTACGTCTAAAGCATGTTCCGAATCTATAAATGCAACTGTGCCTTTTTTCTTCTGGCATTCTGCAACTAAGTGAAGCGCAAGGGTTGTCTTCCCAGATCCAGCCGGGCCAAATATTTCAATCACCCTTCCCTTGGGAACGCCGCCTATACCAGTAGCCAAATCTAATCCTATCGTGCCGGTAGATATTGACGGGGCCTTGGTGTGTTTATTTTCTCCTAGTCTCATGAGTGCTCCTGGTCCAAATATTTTATTAATTTCCTGTATAGCAAGTTTCAGGTTTTCTTTCGGCTTGAATCCTTCCTCTTTGGTCTTCTTAGTTTTCTTGCTTTTCATTCTATCCCCCCTTACGAATGCTCAAGTCTTTCCGTTCGCGCTGGCTCGATCTTGTCCAAATCATCCGGCCTGACCTTTATTGCGTCGGCTTGTTTAATGGTCTTATTGAGAATTTCCAATACACCATTAACATCCTCTGCGTCAATATATGGAATTGAATTGCCTATTAATTCTTTTGCCTTCACAAGCCCATCCCTAAGAATTTCTACTTCCGTAGTTAATGTTTTAGTTTTCATTAGAAAAACCTCAATACCTTGCCAAGTTTATTTTTAATCTCTGTATATTCTTTTTTGCCTATAACATTTATTACTATCTCAGGATAGTATTTCTTCATTCTTTTTAATTGTGTTTTGCTTTTTGGTGTCATCCATCCCTTGACCTCATCATAATAAATTGATCCATTTCGTTTGGTTATCTTGAAATCAGGCTTGTAGCTTCTCGTTCCAAACTTAATTTCATTGAATACAAAAAGGTCGGCTTCATATTCCCATTTCCTGATGTCGCCATTTTTTTTAAGTAAGTTTAGATATAACGCATAGTTAGCCTCCCACTTGCTTCTGAAAAATATTTCTTTCTGGCCTATATTGAAATAACCTCTTGCTACCTTTTCAAATAATCTGGGTTGTTTAGTCATTACGCTTTGTTCTCCTCTTGAAATTCCACGGTAATTGCTATTGTCTTTTTTCTTAGAAACTCATATTCAGCTAAGGCGGCAGATTCATAATATCTCGAACCCCTCTTACAGCCCGGCCCATTAATCAGCCTATCCATTATCTTTGCTATCGCTCGTAAATATTTGTCGTCATTTGCGCTCATTTCTTATCCTTCACTCTGAAAATGGGCTTTCCACACTTCTTACAGTCCCCATCTAAAGCTGTGTCTGTATCTGGGAATTCTGTAAGTATGCCGCAGTCCATGCAGTTGAATTTTACAGTCTTGCCTTCGGGCTGTTTTTTTTCTTCCTCAATGTCTTTACTTTCAGCCGCTAGTTTTTTGAAAAGGGCCGCCGCTTCGGGATTAGGTTGCCGAAGTTCTGAGGCCATGTATTCTCCTACTGATCTCATTTCATTCCCCAGGCCTGTTTTAGTTTAGATAGCACAGCCCCTAAATCTTCATTTGTTAATCTCAAAATATCTATAGTGGTTGCATTCTTTGGGACAATCATTCCTTCAAGTCGAGACTCCATCCTATCAATAAAATTTCTATCCTCCTCACTCGGCTCGTCTATAATTCTAGCACCCTCTTCCAATGCATCTATGGCAATTCCCAAGAGCGCATGTCTCATCAATGGCAGCCCATCATTGTTCTTATCACGGCCATGCCTGATTCTTTCAAGCGCCTTTTTATATATCTTCGTTTTCTTAGTCATCTAATATGCCTCCTCAGTCTCTTTGTCGATAAATTTGGTATTGCCGTCATTTTTCAGTTCATGTGTCATATGCTCATCAAGGGTTTTGATAACTTGGGAGTAATGGTGTATTTGTAAAATGGCATCCTGCTTGCGCCGTTGCAAATCTCCCATATCTTGCCCATTCGGTAGTTCCTTTCTCAGGTTAGTTTGTTTCAAGGCTTCTCTACTTATGCCGCATATTTTAGACAATGCTTGTTCATATAATACAGGTTCGTTTACGGTGCTTTCAGTAAAACATTTATCAAGCGCATCCCTAAGTATTTTAACCTCTTCGGTCACAATTCCAACCTCTTGATTCATTTGATTAATTCCAAGGATCTCATTTACAGATATCTCCTGATGTGCTCCAAGAGATATAGTTTTGGTGTCATGGTAATTATCGCAATCTTATAAAATCCTGTTCCGAGTATTACTAAGCCAATAATGTTTCCAGCTATTAAAGCTAACCATTGCCCGCCTTCAAATCTCGATGATTTATATTTTGTATCACCATAATCACGATGAATAATCACAGTGCTTCCTATTCTGAATAAGATAATTCCCGCCGCGAAAAACAGAACCGATACGATAATATGCGTCCAGCCTGCCATTAATCCTCTTGTAAGAATCTCTTGAGCAACTTCCGGTGCATGTTCTATTGCAAATTCCTTCGAGCTTTCTATCCAGCTTGCAATTTCATCCATGCTTTTGATTAGCCTTTCTTGTAACTGATTGTTCATAATTCTACCTCCTTAAAAATAGCATCCAAGCGCCGGTTAACTGCGCCTACAAAATCACCTGAGAACATCTGGGAGAATTCTTTCATGCTCTTCTGGCTAGTAACTATCAGCTTTCGTTTTAATTTTAGGCAGCGGTCAAAGAATATGAAAAATTGCTCCTCTCGGAATTCAGTCATTTTGATCTTGTCGATATCATCGATCACATACAAAAGGTCGGTTGGTTCATAGTCTTCGTTGTCTAGGCTCGCCTTTTGAAATTCTCGACAAAGTGAGTAAGCCATAAATGGTATTGGTTTAGGTTCGTTCTCCTTGCATGAGTAGCCGTTTTCATATGGTTCTAGTCCTGACTTGTAAATATCCAGCGCGATCCTGTGGGCCACCGTTGTTTTTCCTGTTCCCGCTTTACCGAAAATCCATAGCGGTGGCGAATTATTGGCGGCTCGTGTTTGAGATTCCCACAGTCCATTTTCAGGCAAGTCGCCTAAAGCGCCGGAAAGTCTTTCTCTCATGAGATCAACATACTTCTTAATTAGTTCGTCTTTGTTTTTGATTGTCTGTCCCTCTCCATCATTTCTTCGACTGTCCAAAACAGCTTTTCATCCTTCGGTTTGATCTTGGGAAGCAATGAAGCCCTGGAATGATACAAGGTTGTCAGGTCGTGTTTCTTCTCTTTCCATGCAGCCCCGGATAGGGCTTTGAGCTGTTCAATATCCGCGCCCTTCTTAATGTGCTGATGTATTGCTTTCCAGTCTTTGGCTGTGAGATCTTTAATATCGATCTTTACAAACTCACACCAATCCTCAGCTAATATTTGAAAAGGGGCGGGCTCTTTAACGCCCGCATTCTTAATATCTGTTGTAATCTCTGACGTAGTCTCTGGAGTAATCTCTGTAATAGATTGCGGGATATCGGAACGGCCATTGCGGGATATCGGCTTGACCGTTCTTATATCCTGCATTCCCGATTGCTTCAAAAGTGCATTTGTCAGCACATCCATATCGACCTTATATAGCTTTTTGCCGCTTCTACGGAAGTATTTTTCTAGCAAAACCTTCTTCTTTTTTAGCTTCCTTCTGGCCGACTCTTGCTCACTTCGCGTCATGCCGGTTTCCTTTTCCCACTCTTCCATGGTCTTATAAATCCAGCCGTTTTCGTCTTCTCCCAAGTCTGACCAAAAGAACAACTGACTAAGAAACAAGGCTGGCATAACACCGCCGAACAAATGAGCGAAGTCTCGCCTATAAGCAATCGGCTTCTCTTTTAATAGCGTTTTGATCACGTCTTTCACGGCTGTAATCGCCGGATGTTTAGGCATAAAAAAAGCCCCCTAACGTTTGGAAACGGGCGGGGGGCTGTATGAAGAAAAAAGACCTCTCTCGAATCTACCCGTTTCCATACCAAAGACTCTAATCTAGTGGGAGGCACGTGTCAACTATCCCTTTACGCAAAGAAATTGTTTCAAGGTGTGTCGAATTTTCACTAAATCACCCTGAGATTCCATCACCTTGTCAATGTCTTTGTATGCGCCGGGGGTTTCATCGATTACTGATTCATCCTTTCGGCATTCAACGCCGGTCGTGGCCTTTTCATGATCGCTCAAAGTAAATTGTTTTTCCGCTTGCTTTCTTGACATCGCCCGCCCTGCACCGTGACTGCAAGAGTGGAAACTCTCGGGATTGCCTAGCCCCTCTACGATGTAACTCTTCGCCCCCATACTTCCGGGGATTATTCCAAGATCGCCTTCACGGGCACGAACGGCTCCCTTTCTAGTAATGATTACGTTCTTCCCTTTGTGGTTCTCCCAAGTGACATAGTTGTGGTGACAGTTGATGGCCATCTCTTCGAGTGAAAACGACGGGAATAAACTACTGCCTACCATGGCCTCGATAGTCCGGCGCATCATTACTTCGCGGTTTATCCGTGCGTAGTCTTGGCACCAATTTACAGCCCCGACGTAGTCTTTGTATTCCTGTGTGCCAAGTGGAAGGTAAGCCAAGTCTCTATCCGGCAACTCTATCAAGAATTTGTCCATTAGTTTCTTAGCCTTCTCGATAAAATATCGGCCAATGGTGTTACCAATTCCACGAGACCCGCTGTGTAACATAACCCAAACCTTGCCGCGTTCGTCCGTGCATAGTTCAATGAAATGGTTTCCGCCACCCAAGGTTCCGAGATGGTTGCGACCGTTCAAAATGTCGGCACGTATAACTTTCGGGTGTTTCTCAAATATGCTTACAGCGCCATTGACCAATGGCTTGAACGCATCATTTACGTCTGATGGTGCGTCGTGCCACGCTCCGATATCCTTTTTCGTAAAGGTCTTGCCATGCGGCACAGCTTTTTCGATAAACTCACGAACTATTTTAATCTTGTCTGGGATTTGCTCTGCTGTTAATGATGTCTCTTGAGCTATCATACCACAACCGATATCGACGCCGACCGCCGAAGGCATAACGGCTTTACGGCTAATAATAACGCTCCCGATAGTCGCACCCATTCCCCAGTGCACGTCCGGCATTACCGAAAGTCCATCAACGAACGACATGTCTGCAATATTGTAAAGCTGTTTTTTTGCTTCGTCTTCTATTGGAACGTGTGCCGTCCATGTTTTGATAGGGAAATTTCTTTTGGGCGAAAGAATGACTTTATAGCTTGACATTATCTACCTCCTCTCAATGTAATTACAGTTTTCATTAGCCAATAACCTCAAATAAATCTGGTTCGTGGGCGGCTCTTTCAAGCCGTTTCTTAGCTATCTCGATATATTCAGGATTCAATTCTATGCCAATATATTTATGGCCCAACTTCTTAGCAGCTATCAGTGTGGAGCCGCTACCGGCGAAAGGATCAAGAACCGTCCCATTTTTGGGAGTAACTAGCTTAATGAGATATTCCATTAACGAAATGGGCTTGACTGTGGGATGTAAGTTATGGCGTTCCCTTTCTTCCTTTGAAGCCTTGGCACAATAGAAAAACCGAGAAGCGGAGCCCTCATCGCCAATAGATGTCCGGCCAGTTCGAGCATAATTCTTTCCACTCATACAATTATTTTCTGATTCTCTTGCCTTATGGTGCGGTAATATTGTTCCGCTTTTAGTTTCAGGAAACCGCCTCTCTACTTCTTCGCTCCCGTCATGTATCAGGTTGGCAGGCCATCGGCCCTGTGAATTATCAGACATTTCTCCGTTTCTGCCTTCTCCTGCTTTGAACCCATATATTTTACCTGTTGGAGAATTAAATGCTGGCTGTGGAACTGCGGGCTTCTGGCCTTCAATCCTAGACCCGTCAATATTAAGTGCCCCC